TGCCGATGATGGCACCTATGCTAGTTCGGCCTATGGCAGTCTTGGTCTTGAGCCCCCCGAAGAAGACGATGCCATTCCTTATGCCCAGCTCACCCCTGAAATCGTCACCGGCTGGGTGAAAGATAAATTTGGCGATGAGAAAGTGGCGGAAATTGAAGCTGCTCTTGCCGAGCAAATTGCTCAACAGCGCACTCCGACCACAGGCACTGGCCTGCCTTGGAGCTAATGAATGGCAGCAAAATCCAAGGTTGGCATTAGCGGGCAAAAGCTTCATTCTTCTAATCGTCGCAAGAAGACTAGGCAAGGCAATGGAGCGAATAGCAAAGCTTCTCATGGGCGAAAGCTTATGCGAGGCCAAGGCAAATAATTACGGGGCCGAAAGGCCCCTTTCCTTTTAGCAGTACAATGGAAGAAAGCATTGTTTCTCATGGGCCAAATCATTGCTGGCGGTGAACAGTTTGAAACTCATATTGAAGCTGACTATCGCGGGCAGATCTTAAAGACAGGCCCTGACAGTGGATCCGTTGATGCCTTTGGTCGTGCTCGCACAAGTGCTCCCTATACACTTTTTGATAGCACGATGCGTTATGACAAGCGTGCTGACCAATGGTTCGATCGCGTGTCCAATGGAGGCGTGGTCACGTATTTAACAAATGAAAGCAGCACTGCCTTAACGACTACAACTGCGTCTGGCGATACAGTATTGCGTAGAACTAAGCAATACTTTCCGTACCAACCAGGAAAGAGCATGATGATCATGCAAAGCTTTGCCGGCGCCACGCCAACAGCGGGCCTTATTCAAGAAGTGGGCTTCTTTGATGACCAGAATGGAGTGATGTTTAGGGCAAGTGGTACTACTTTGCAAATGGTCATTAGAAGCTTTACGTCTGGCGCCATTGTTGAAAACGTAGTCGATCAATCAGCATGGAATATCAACACTCTTGATTCGCTGGACATCTCTAAAGCCCAAATTTTTACAGCCGATCTTGAATGGCTTGGCGTGGGACGAGTAAGGGCTGGCTTTGTAGTCAATGGCGAGATTATCTATTGCCATGAATTTAATCATTACAACACATTGACTAGTGCATATATGACAACGGCTATTTTGCCATTGTCCTATCGCATTCACAATGCTTCCACTCAAGCTTCAGGGAGAACTATGAAGCAAATTTGTAGCAGCATTCTTAGTGAGGGAGGATACGAACCAGATGGTGCTGTGTATTCAGTGGGTCATGATCTTGCCACTATCGCCAACACTTCTGGAGAGCGTATCACTGCTGGCATCCGCATGGCGAGTGGTCGCACTGGTAATGTTATTTTGCCTGTGAGGATTTCCACTGCTACTTCCTCTAGCGATGTTGTGCTATGGAGGCTTCGTCTTAATCCAACGCTAAGTGGAGTTGCGTGGAGCGCTGCGGACAATCAAAGGGGCAATGTGGAAGTTACAACCAGTGGCACTGCGACAGGCGGCATAGTGGTCGACGCAGGCTTTGTAAGCCAAGGTAGTGCGAATAATTACGACATTGCAGTGGCCATTCGTCTTGCCTTAGGGCAAAATGCGTCTGGCGAAAGCGACACCCTCATTTTGACTGTCGACAGTTCTGTTAACGCCAAAGCTCTTGGCATGATCGGCTGGGTAGAAATTGCATAATTCGCCTACAATAAAAGAAAAAGTTCATCATGATTACGCCAGGTAAGCACGATATTACAATTTATCAGGGCGCAACTTTTGAGCTTCAGTTGCAATACAAGGATGCTTCTGGCGTGCCGGTAAATATGAGCGGCTACACCGTAGCATCCAAGCTATATGATCGCCTAGGAAGTTCTAAGCTTGCTGATTTTGCCGTATCATACGTAAATCAAGCTAGCGGTATTTTCAAGCTACGTCTAGAGGCTTCTGGAACAAGCGGTATTACAGAGCAGGGGCAGTATGACGTGTTGATTACGGAGCCTGACAATAGTAAGTATTATCTTGTAGAGGGCAATGCCTTTATTAATCTTGGCTTGAGCTTCAAATGACAGTTATTGTACAACAGTCTCCTTCCATTGTCTCAATTACTGAGGCGGAGGATTCCATTGTTGTCATAAACGAAGAAAGTAATACTATACAAATACAGGCTCCTCCGCCATCGCCAAGGCTTGAATTTTTTGGCAATGGCCCTCAAGGAGCTATTGGTCCTCAAGGGGAAAAAGGAATTAATTTAGACGAAACCGCTAAAATTGATGGAAGTGTAGTTTATTACGATGCTGCTGCAGCAAAGTTTAAAGCAGACGCAACAATCACTACCACTCTTCTTACTGACGGAGGCAATTTCTAATGGCCAATATCATTCGCATTAAGCGCAGGGCTTCTGGAGGTAGCACTGGTGCGCCCGCGAGTTTGGCCAATGCTGAACTTGCCTATAACGAAAGTGATGCTGGGAATGGCGTTCTTTATTATGGTTACGGTACTGGCGGCGCTGGTGGAAGCGCTACGCAAGTTGTTGCCATTGGTGGCGATGGTGCATTCGTAAATCTTACCGGCTCTCAAACGATAAGCGGCAACAAGACTTTTACTGGCACGCTAACAATGAGCGGTGCCACGATTGATGGCTTTAGCACCACTGGCAATGTAACAATTGGTGGAAATTTCACTGTCAATGGCACTACTACTACTGTCAACAGCACAACAATTAGTGTTGACGATAAAAACATTGAACTAGGAAGCGTTGCAAGCCCCACTGACACTACTGCAGACGGAGGTGGCATTCTTCTTAAAGGAGACACTGATAAGACCATTTATTGGGTGAATGCCACTGACGCATGGACTAGCAGTGAACATATTGCCGTGGCAAGCGGTAAGTCTTATTTCATTAATAACAGCAATGTCCTCAGCAGCAGTGCACTAGGAAGTGGCATCATTACGTCCAGTTTGACCAGTGTTGGCACTCTCACTTCTGGCACATGGTCTGCGTCGACCATTGCCGTTGACAAAGGAGGCACAGGACAGTCAAGCTATACAAATGGTCAATTATTAATTGGCAATACCACTGGTAATACACTTACGAAGGCCACGCTAACTGCTGGCAGTGGCATTTCAATTACAAATGGCAATGGCAGTATTACCATTGAATCTACTGGCGTAAGTTTTGCGGCTGGCGATGGTTTAGATCTGGCAGGAGGCACGCTATCAGTTGATTTGAAGGCCAATGGTGGCTTGGTCATTGAAAGCACAGAGCTTGCGCTTGATCTTGGTGCATCTAGCATCACGGGAACTTTGGCTGTTGCCGATGGTGGCACGGGAGCAACAACCTTAACTGGCATCTTGAAGGGTAATGGCACGTCTGCATTTACTGCTGCTGTTGCAGGGACCGACTATCTTGATACAAACAGCACAGTGGATGGAGGAACTTTCTAGATGCCTCGTCAAAATAAAATCATTCTTCGTAATGGCACAACAGTGCCTAATGGAGCAGATTTTGATATTGGTGAACCTGCATGGAATAAAGACGCGGGAACGCTCTATGTGAAGAATTCTGCTGGAGCGATGGTTTCCATTGGGGCGCCTTTTACTGGTGGCACTTTGACTAGCGGCCTGGTAGTTGCATCTGGCGCTACATCTTTAGCTCCATTGTCATTTCAAGCGGGCACTAATTTAACCACTGCCGCCTCTGGAGTGATGGAATATGACGGCAAGGTGTTTTACAGTACGCCGGCAGGGCGAGGAGTGTCTCCTTCTGTCATGGTTTATCGTCTTAATGCTGATTTAGCTGGTGCAAACAGCACTGCATCACAAAGTGTATTCGGCGTGGGAGTTTCTTTGCAGGCCAATACAGTTTATGCCATGCAAATGGTGTTTACATTGGCCAAAACTGCAGGGACCACTTCTCATTCAATTGGATTTAGCTTTGATGGTGGCACCGCCACTTTTAACAACATCCATATACAAGGAATGTATTCCAATCATCAAGCTGCTCCATCTACTACCAGTTCTTTAGCAACTAGCGCTTGGAATTATGGCGTGCATACGGCAACAACTCTAATAAATTACGTCACCAATATTGCAGGAGCTACGCGCACGCAAACAGGTACATTTCATGGCACGTTTAGCGTGAATGCTGCAGGCACTTTCAATCCTCAGTACAGACTATCTGCTGCACCAGGCGGCGCATACAGCACTCTTGCCGGATCATTCATTAGTATTTGGCCCATTGGAGCTGCTGGAAGCAACGTGTCAGTTGGCCCATGGGCGTAACGCCTAGCATGCAAGAGCGTTTCTAGCTCTCATGGCTTTTCCTTTCATTGCAGAAGGCGAGTGGTACAAGCAGCAAACCGAGCATCTTTCAGACATTCTGGCTGAGCTACTGACGGACGATGATCCAGCGATGGCTTGCAAAGCGCTGAGCGAAACCATTGCCTCGTGGGAGGACTACCACGAGAAGGAACTTGCTAAGTGGAAGCGCCTTAGGGCGCTTCTTGGCCTGGGAGCTGGTACGTAATCCTCATCTCTCCTCCCAAGACTTTTACGGCTTCGCTGGCGTCCGCTGGTGGGGCCTTTTCAATGAGAACAGACGGGACAATAGCATTGGGGAGGGGCGTGACTTTGGCATCAGGGAAAAGCTCGTGAGCCTTTTCAGCAAGAGCGTTTGCTTTTGTTTCCCGCTCGTCTTCTTCCCATCGTTTAACCAGCGTGATTGCTTGCTGGTCAATTTTCTTTATTACTGCTTTGGTTTTCCATTCTGACCAATCAGGCCGACAATGAGCAATGAGCATTTTGAACCATGGCTTCAATGCAAGAGAAGGCCGCCTTGAGGCGGCCCATAAGGCTAGTTCATAGCAAAGTGCATTAAACCAAGATTGCCAGTTCATTTGCTATTTGCGAATGGCGAATAATTAGCCTTCTTGAAAAACTGAAATGTATACCGTGCCAGTTTTAGTGAGAGGAAGAATCTTGTCGCGCAAGTCAATATTATGACAACGCACGCAACCGTGAGTGGGGACAAGGGGCTGCTTTGGAGCCCATGCTCCAGGCCAACCATTTGCGCTTCCGCCACCATGGGCCATGATTCCTGCCCTGCCACTGCCAGCTTCTTGATTTTCTAGTTCGACCATGTCGAAGCTATACCAGCCATAGGCCATAAGAGTGCGATCATATGCAGGCTTGTCACCCACTCGCTCATAGTCTTTATAAATAGCGCCAATCTTGTAAATCCCAGGCGGCGTGTCTGAATTTGTGATTTTCCATTCAAAATCACTGTATTGCCCACGAGCGAGACACGGGATTTCCCACAAAAGCTTTCCTTCAAACGAGAAGGCTTTCATGGTTTCCACTGCATCGTTCACAATTAAATGTGAATCGCCTTTCTTGAAGCCAAAATCTTGCGGACGTTTTTTAGGGCCAACCATAGTAAAAGCGGTGCTCTCAGGGGCGTATTCCTTCATGAGCTTAGACAATTTTGCAGGATAATCTGGATCAGTGGCATACGATTGCTCTCTGAGCATTCGCGCTGCTGCA